CGTGCCTGTAAAGAGCACAGACGGGCGTGCAACGCCATACAACACTGGGAAGGTGCAGATTGGTTTGTTGTATCAGCCCAAGCCTGCAGAGATGACATCGTCTGAGGAGCTTGTTCAGGCAGCTTTGATGGGATGGTCCTCGATCCATCGTCCTGTGCCCTTGTGGCCTGTGACGTTGGGTTCGTTGATTGTGGCTTTTTTAATAATTTTGACTGTGGGGTGATGTATGCATGAATTCTTGTATGAATGCGATGAGCTTGGATTGGCGCTTAAGTGCTTCTTTGAGTATGAACCGGCAGAGGTTGGGTCGGTGGAGCCCCTGTCTGGTTTGAAGTTGGAGCCGGATTATCCGGAGGTTTGGACGCTAATTTCTGTGTTCTTGCCTAACAGCAATGTGGACTTGAGCGGGGTTTTGCATCCGGATGTGATTTTTCGGATTGAGCAGGATGCGCCTGTTTATTTTGAAGAGATGAGGAGTGCAATATGACTGAACAAAGGGAATTAGAGATCCTGCGGCCATATGTTGCCGCCTGCGAAGAAATGGTCAATAAAAATTTTGCATTGGAAAAGCATTTGAAGGCCATTGATCGGCTGCTGCTTGAAGTGCTGATGGGTGACAAAGATCCTATGCAAGCCATGATTGATCGGCAAAAGATAAAGGACGAGTATGAGGCGTGAACACACACCAGAGGATATTCAAAAGATTGAGCAGCCGTGGAAACCCAACTGCCACAAATGCGTGAACCGCGATCCTTTACCCATGACCCATCACATCCAATGCTTGGAGACAAAAGCTTTGATTTCTGGCAATGCTCGTGCTGCGCAGAAGGGTTGGTTCCATTGGCCGTGGAACTTTGACCCTATTTGGTTGGAAGAGTGCAACAAGTATGAGGAGAAAGACTGATGTATGTCCGAAAGGTAAGGAATGAGGACAGGGTAGGCAAGATCACCTTGACTCCCACTGAAGTAGCGCTTGCAAAGAAAATTGGTATATCGGTTGAAAAGTATGCCAAGAACTGTCTTGTTTTGATTGCCAAGAAACGCAGATGGAAATGGTTTTTTAAGGAGTACAAATGAGTTATATCGTCGCATCACTGCCGCCGATGAAGTGTTTTGTGAAGCGTGAGTTTCTGTACAACGATCACAAAGGCCATGGCGAGTTGGAACCGGCCATCTGGGTCAGTCTCAAAGCGCTGCGCGGTCAGGTATTCAGGATTGAATCCCTGCTGCCTCACTACGGGGCGCTGTACGACAAGCTGCCAATCCATGCTTACGTGTGGCAAGAGAAGTACACCGGCAATTTGCCGATAGATACTTTGCAGTTGTGGGATTGCATGGGCTATCAATTCACCATTGTGGAAAAGATTGGCCTGCGTAACCTTGGCGTGAAGTTCCTTGGCAAGGACAAGGAATGGCATTACGGGCGCTACATGTTCACTGTGGACTTTTGTGCTGACGGGATGGAATTGGACACGGGGTTCACAGAGCAGGCCGAGGAGCATAAAAGCTTTAATTTCATGGCCTTGGACAACGGTCAGTTTGCCTGTCAGCCCAACAACCGGTGCCTCTGGTATGACCAGAGTCTGATTCCTGCTGAGACAAAGTTTCCTGACTTCCAAGCTGCGCAGAGATTGTGGACAGTGGACGGCACGCGTAAGTGGTCCGCGGGCGACGATTGGTTTTACAACATAGAGGAAAAATCATGAAAGAACTAAGTATTTGGGAGAAGGCCATGGGATGGCGCAAGCGCCAGATGGTCATTGAGCAGCTTAAGGAAGATCCTTGGGTCTTGTCCTCACAGCGTAACTTGGTCCTTGAAGAGGTGGCCAAGGAGATTGAGAAGATGAAAGCTTTTGGGCCAGACACCATAGGGAGTTTTGCTGCCTACATTAGGAATATGAAAACGTGAGCCCGATTAAGCGCAAGGTAGCTATTCTTTGCCCGTCTTATGACGGCAAGGTTGTCTGTGACTTTGCGGTCACGATGGCTGTGATCTTTCAGCGCGCAGCGGTGGAAAGGCCTGATCTGGAATTGAATCTTAATTTCTGGATGAATGAGGCGCTGCTGCAGAAGGCTAGAAGCAATCTGTTTGGGGAAGCTTATGACGCGGGGGTGGACGATATTGTTTTCATCGATTCGGACCAATCCTTTGATGCACAGGCTTTCTTTGATTTGATTGACCATCCGGTGGACGTGGTGGGTGTCCCTGTTCCGATGAAGGTGGACGAGGAGCGCTATAACTTGCGCCCTGAGGACCCTTGGAAACACAACTGGAACCCATATGTAAACCTGCTAGAGGTCGAGTGCATTGGCACTGGATTCTTGCGCCTTTCTCGTGCGGCCATGACGGCTGTTTGGGAGCAATCGACACCCTACTTTGAGGACAAGCCTCGGCGCTTGATCTGTGATCTGCAGATCATTGATGGCGGGCTGATTTCGGAGGATGTGCAGCTTTGCAAGAAGCTGACCGATGCGGGGTTCAAGATCTTTGTTGATGTGGCCTACACGTGCGATCACTTCGGGGTGAAGAAGTACCAAGGTGATTATGAGGAGTTTTTAAGAAAGAGGATGGAAGATGAGCTTCACAAAGCAACACTTGCAGTTGGGGAGCAAGCAGCCGGTGCACAAATTACAGCTTTGTAATAAGTGCGAAGAGATGCGGCCTCCGGAAGGAGGAATTCAAATGAGTGCAGCAAGATGGATTTGCGCTTGCTGCTGGACCAAACGAGTAACTACAAGGAATTTAATACAACATGCCAAGACCAAAACCACCCGAGCCCCTGATCGGAAGACAAGTGAGGATGTCTGACCGGCAGTGGATGATTTTGAACCAACTAGGCGGAGCGGAATGGCTCCGGAATTTGTTAGATAAAAAGGCACCGATGCCTAAGAAATATTATGAAGTCTTTAAAACAACAAAAGAAGCTGCAACCCCAAGAGCAGCCCCAAAAACCTTTGAGTCAAGAACAACTGATGGCGTGGTGGCCATTCACAAGACTTGACCCAAAGTTATTCCCTAAACCAAACCAACGCGATTTATCGCAATATGAGGAGAGTCTGATATGAAAGCAAGAAAACGTAAGTTCCCGTCTAAATCCAAACGCGCTCAGGCGTTTCTGGAGAGTAATCCTGCTGCCTCGGTTAATGAGGTAGCAAATCGCTTCGGTTTGACCAAGCAAACTGTCTATGTTCTGCGCAACACAATGAAGAAGAAAGGCTTTGTGTTCCCCAAGAGGTCAGAGCAGTTGGCATCCCTTGCTCCGTTTGCGCCTATCCTGACAGAGCAGCAGCAAATGATTGCTGACAAGTTGGGAATTGACCCTGTGCAATACGCTCAGGCGGTCGAGGGCCTGAACATGATGAGGGAGCAATTGGGTGACAAAGCCCCTAAACGTTTTATTCTTACCCGTGAACAGGTGGAATATGCAAATAATCTAGGAATCCCCTTGGATAAGTTTGGGGAGGATCTGGAAAAGAAAAGGGCGCAGGAATCCCAAAAGCTTGAGCTAACGGGAATCGAGATGTATGAAGACGAAGTGGACGCAACCCTTGACGCTCGGGCCGTGGACTACGGCAAGTTCATCGAGGGCGCTGAAGTCATGCAGATGTTGAAACGTGTTGTACAGGCTGCCTTGAACAATCGTGACAAAACGTTGGCACATGATCAGGCCGAAGCCATGGACATGATCATCCACAAGATTGGCCGCATTGTGAACGGCAATCCTGACGTGGTGGACCACTGGTTGGATATTGCAGGCTACGCCAAGTTGGTAGCAGACCGCCTCGAAGGGCGGATCCGGTAAAGATAGGAAAGTCAATGACCCCCAATATATTGAAAGCGGTCAAAGATGTTTACACCGAAGGCGACCCAATGGATTACACATGGGTTGACCTTGGTGAATTCGATCATATGGCAGACGCTAAATACGATAAGGTGATGGATGCCATCCCTGATCTGTTTAGTTCTGACCCCGTTGATCTGATGCTACCCTTTGAGCAGATGGGCATAGTGCGGCTACCCAATAAACAAGTGAGGCCCCTTAGCATAACTATTGAACGCAATGAGAGTGAATTGATTGCGAGATTGCGTAGTAGTGCTGGTGATTGCGGGGCAATACGAAGCACGGGCAAAGAGCACTTTGTTTCTATGCCACCAAACGAAACAGCCGAAAGTTACATACAAACCATACGAGATAAGGGATTGGAGTGTTCCACAGAAGGCATGACTGCTGAGCGCTATGTGTTTCGGATCTGGCGTTCA